GCGCCAAGTATTGCCGTGTATAGGCTTATTCGCTTGCGGGTTGTTGTGGTCATGGTATCATTATCCAGTTAAATTGTTTTGCTAGCTTTTGAGCAGTCCCAGCCCTTGCCGTGCCAGTCTCTTCCTTGCGCTCCCCTCCTACCCACCAAAAGAACCGTATAAACTCTTTGGTAGGGGTGATGGGGGTTGTCTGCATGTATGTGTTAGCGTCTTGTTTCATTAGAATAGGGTTACTTGTTTGTTTATTTCCCTAAACCTTCTTTCCAGTTCATTAGATTCCATATTTCTAATCATCTGAGAAAAGTAACTTTCTTTAAGCTCTACGCCTATACCTTTTCTTCCTAGGCTTACCGGACTAAACACTTCTGATCCGATGCCAGCAAAGGGAGTAAAAACAACTTCACCCGGATTGCTGTACATCTCTACAATCCTGTCTATTACATCGAGTTGCAAGGGGTGTACGTGCTTTTCATCATCTTCGTCTTTACCCTCTTTAAATGGTAGGACATTATCAATCCTTACATCATCCCATACAGAAGAGGCATATCTTTGCCATATGTAATGAGAAAGTTTATTAGTCTTTGGATCATCCCAATTTTTGTACTTTTGATTAAGGTATTCCCATAGCTGATACTCGTTAAATGCCGTCCCGTTGGCATTGTTATAGGCTTGCAGGATGTTAGGTAAAATTGGGGTCTCTCCATGGTATGAGGTAAAGCCTTTTTCATGCGTTACAGGTACTTCGTTTTCCCCTTTTTTTGTAAAAATGAGGACATAGTCGGGCATAGCGGTAAAACATTTGGTAGAATCCTCTACTATAAATTTGTGCATAAGGCTTTGTACCATCGTCCTCATTCTTACCTTTAGTGGCTCTTTCCAAATCGTAATCCTGTTCCTGTAATGAAATCCGTATTTTTCGTGAAGTTTGATTATCTCATGAGGAAAATCCCATAGGTAGCAACGATTATCAAAAACATCGGTACAATGAACGGCATTTATTCTGCCTGGCTTTGTAACTCTTGACATTTCCTTTATGAGAAATTCATATTGATTAAGGAACTCTTCTTTAGATGAGCAGTTAGAAAAGTCTTTATAACTGGAGGAGTAGTTATATAGCCCTGCAAAGGGTGGTGAATATACAGAAAGGTCTACGGAATTGTCCGGCATCTTCCTTACTATATTCATGCAATCGTCATTATAGATTGCGTATCTTTCATTTACTATTTGTTTTTGCATTTTATATAAAATTTGGTAAGGTTATTTTTTTTAGTTCCTGATTATCTACTTTTGTGTATGACCTTGTATTATTGATAAGCATCTCAAACATTTCATTAGCCTTGTCTCTTTTTGCCATAAGAGAGTCCATTACTTTTGACTGACCGTCTGACAGTATAAGATCCACTAAAACCTCTCTTTTTTGGCCGAACCTCCAAAACCTTCTTATTGCTTGGTAATATTGTTCGTATGAGTAGGTAGGGAAATATGTGGTATGGTTGCAGTGCTGCCAGTTAAGCCCGAATGCCGTTATACTTGTTTTTGTAACAAGCTTTTTTATCTCACCCTTAGAAAAAGCTATTAGCATTTCTTCCTTTTTATCCATGCTCATGCTGCCCTTTATCTCAAAGGCATTGATGTCTATTTCCCTTATTAGCTTTGCCTCATCGTTTAGGTTTACCCAATAGACAGTAGTATCGTGGGGCTGAGCTTTACTTACAGCAGCTTCACACCTTTCTTTTATAGTGCCTCTTACCTGCGCCTTTATTTCATGGAAAGATTTGGCAGGAAGATTAAACAGACTTCCCTGCCCGTTTATGAAAAGCGTATTTTTGTTTTCTACTATTGTCTTTACTTCTTTAAGCTTTGGTAGTATATGCTTTTCGTCACTACAACCCAGGTCGGACGGTTTTCTCATGGAGATAGACCAAGATGCGACCCACGCCCAAAAGTCATTTACTGCATGGGGCTTTAAATACCATTTTTCACCTGCGTGTCGTGCATCTATGCTGTTGTTATTGTTCCTGAAGAAACGGCCTAGCATATCGGTATAACCCATGTATCCTAGCGCCTCTGAGCTTGTTCCTAGCTCTATGTAATCGTTTGGGGACGGGGTTGCTGTAAATAAAAACCTGTACTTAACTCTTTTTATAAAAGAGGTTATCCTAGATTTTATGGCTCCCTTAAAGTTCTTTAATATACTGGACTCATCAAGTATGACGGTATCGAAGTCGTTGCTATCAAAATAGTGCAGCCTTTCGTAGTTTGTTACGATTATCTTGCTATGCAACTTTCCGTCTTTTGAATAGGAAACGTCATCTATACCAAACTTTTCAGCTTCGTCAACAAACTGAAATGCCACGCTTAGAGGGGTTAGTATCAATACCCTTTTATTGGTTGCCTTTACGTAGTTTGTTGCAACTACAAGCTCTATGATAGTTTTACCTAGCCCGGTGTCGATAAGACCTGCACACCGTCCCTTCTTAATAGCGTATTCAGATACCTGCGACTGGTAGTCAAATAAAGTAGATGGAATATAGACAGGTTCTATTCCATGATTTATTGAGCTATGCCTTTTTGATTGTATAAATTCTTCGTAATTCATAATCTGTCATTTAGGGTGTAAAAAAGCGGGGGTAGCCAATCATTCAAAGCCGCCCCCGCCCGTCTTATTTATTCACAAGTGCAATAAACTATTTTATATAAACATTTGCAAAATTTTGTTAAAATTAGTTCAATTTTTGTAAAAACAGCTCTGCACTAGGGTAGAAAATGATTCGACCAGGGCGACTGGATTCAGACCAAAACTTGCGCGCAAAGCACTCATATACGCCCTTGTCCTCCTTGCTGAGTGCATCCATGACGGTCTTGCACATATTGTCAATGTCTGGCTTTTGGTCGTGTGGTGATCCTAGCTTCTCAGCCTTCTTTTTCTTACTCCATGACTTTGCCATAGGTAGGTAGAAGTCAACGTATAGGGCTTCAGTAAGCTCATAGCCTGTCAACCTGGCAACGGCCCGTAGCTGGTCGGCTAGATCTCTATACCTAACCACACACGCCCTCTTATCCCATTTGTCGCGCTGTGTCTGCCGGGGCTTTCCCATTGGGGTAACATCAATTTCGATTACCCCGCTTTCGTGCTTCGTGAATCTTGGCAGTTTTACCCCTTGCGTAGCTCTCCATTCCTGTACTGTCAGTCGCTTCGTCATAACAGCACCCTCCAAACGGTTGCGGGTGTACGGTGTGCCTTTGGGTTGCGTACGGCCCGGAAGCCAGCCGACTGTATCAGCTTGTTACGCTTTGCCCTAACGATGACAGCGCCCCACGCCCTCGCGCTTGGTGGGGCAGGGACTATTCCTTCGCTGGCAACCCTCATTTCTTCTGCCATAAATTCATTGTTGTTGACGATATACTTCAGGAGAAACTGATACGCCTTATCTGCCCACCCTGGGGTAGCTGTGTTGGCGCTGGTGATCGCTGTTCGTATCCCTGCATCTCGCAGCACTTCGGACTTGAATAAGCTTAGCTGTGTCATGTTGCATCTTTTTTAATTTAGGAATTGCTTTAGGTTGGGAGGTGTCCAGGACGGTGGCTTCATGATCTTTCCATCCTCTCTTTTTGCTGCGAAATATCCTAGCTTGTTGATAGCTTCCTCAAAAGTCCATCCGCCATATTTGCCGGTATCATCTGTGAGGGCTTCTTCGACTTCATCATCCGTCCATAGCTTCGCCATATTCGCCCGGTGTACTTCCGCGAAGGCTTTCTCAAATACTCCCTTTTCAAAATAGTTCTGAGCGAAATCGTAGACAGCCTCAGCCGCCTCGGTCAATCTCGCCTTGTAGGTAGATTCGTTCCCAAAGCAGAAGAAGAAGTCCAACTGATACATCGCCAGACCGAAGTTACCCAGGGGTGACACGCTGTACTTCTTCGAATCAATTTGGACTGAATGGTCTACTTCGAGGGCGTGACCCATAAGGACATACATCATGTCGCAGGCTCCGTCCAGTACTTCGACTTCGCGGCCCTCATTGACTGCCGCCAATGTCTCCATCCATTCCTCACGATTAAGGCGCTGTCGTAGGTCGTGGCGATCTTCCATTAGCTCTGCGAAAGATCCGGCAGGAACGTGACCAAAGGCTTCGTTAAATTCTCTGACTTTCTCTTGGTAGTTCATAGCTCAATAAATTGTTAGTTTCTTGCTATGTCCATCAATCTTGCGCCTGAAGTAGTACAGCCCAGGCGGTAGCTCGATATACACCGGCTGACTGTCCTCATACAGTATCTTTCCATCCGGGGTAACTATCTGCCAAGGGGTTACAATATTCACTTTTACACCAGTACCTTCTCGATGGATATCCATCCCATGAAGGTGGTGTGTACCAACTAGATTCATGACATCTGAGTATGTAGAAAATTGCCCTGAGTATCCTAATTTAGTGCTGTAAAGGATGGTACTATCATTTCCTGGTATGGTATCACAGTTCCCAAAAACGACCCCTATATTTATCAATATGCTATCTGTAAAATTCGCATTAGTGATATTGAAAAGTATCATGCACCAGCCCGTAAGATAACTTACATTTGCAGGTTTACCCGTTATTCCTAACCAATCTAACTGGGGGCTGTTTCGCATCTCAGCGTAGTAAATACCATTGGCTTGGTATATTCTCTCAAAACCTCTATTGCAATCATGAAAATAGACATTAATGGGGATAGGCTGGTTATTACAGTCTGTAAAGTTTATGGTATAGTTCCAACATCGTAGTGAACTGTCCCCGCAATACCCCGCACCAATTGTGTCTGTTGCAATAATGGGCGTAATCATTATCCCATTCGTGCCACTCTGCCAAGTTCCTGTACCTACCAAGGTGTTTACAATCAGTTCCGCGCAGGAGTCTGGGGGCGCTCCCCCATGACAGCCAGCGTTTGCACAGTTCTTCGCTGTTGGGTTTACGGTGTTCGGGTTTTGCCCGTTGCTCCATCCCTGCAAGCTCGAAATGAGCAATACAAGGATAGAGACTGAAATAGCTGTTATTATTCTAGTTCTTCGCATATCTTTAAGTTTAGCTTATAGATTAATAGCTGTACTGCCTGGCTAAAAGGGCAGATCGCTGTTATCCTTCATTTGTCTAACATCTACTGCCCCCTGCCCTACGGGCTGCGCTTGTGAGGCCGCACCTCCTTCTGCCGGATTGATGCGCCAGGCTTCCAGGCTGTTGAAGTACTTCGTTTCGCCCTGTGGAGATGTCCATGATCTACCGCGAAGGTTGAAGCTTACGTCTAGCATAGTACCTTCCTGGTATCCGTCGATCAGCTCCACGCGATCCTGTACCAACTGGAAAAGGATGAATTGGGGATACTCAGGGTTCTCTGCGAACTCGATTACAAATTCGCGCTTGCGGAATGTCGCAGTTACTTGCTGTGTCTCTTTTTTTAGGTGAAGTTTTCCTACAATGTTCATAGTTTCAATATTTGATTGTTAAAAAAGTCTAAGTTGTTGAT